AACTTACTTAGAATGCGAAGGTGATTTAAGCTCACTATTAAGGACAAACAATAAGCCTTTATTTAGAATCGTTTAATTTAAGAGATATAATCATGTTCACAAATATTCCATTCAAAGTAACACCAGTTATCAACTTCAACCCTCAAACATATAACATGCAAAGGTTACTTTTAGAAACAGACATTTGTGAAAATGAATTAGAAGATTTAATTTGTACGGGTAAATTTGTACTACTAAATAAAATCTTCTATCTTAGTTATTAGCATTACTGTAAGCTTCCATTACTGACTCAGCCCCGACTATTAATAATAAGGGGCTATTTTTCTTTACAAATAATCTAGTTTTCCCCCCGTCTGGCATAACTATCGTCGGCGTGCGACCTTCAGGTAGACAAGGATGCGTTACATAACCTAAGTTTTCTACAATTTCAGTACGTTTATTAATACTTAGACGTCTACCTACGCCAATTTCAGCCAGCAACCTATCTAACATCAAACTACTGACAAATCCACCTGCAAAACCCGCTTGTTCAATTTCAATAGCGTTAAGTATTTCTTGCTCAACACCTGACCTGCTTGCTTCAATCGCTTGTCTAGTAGTCGATGTTTCGGGAGCACGCTGACATTTTGTGGCAGGGTTGTACTGATCGGGAATAGGGAAAGTGTGCAAGTATTCAGCCATTATTGCGAAGCCATCAGCGTTACACCAATTATAAAGTAACTGGAAGTAATCACCGTTCATTCCGTCGCGGTCTAAATCCTCAGCAGATTGTTGAGCGGTAAAGAAAATTCCGATGCGTCGGTCATTGTTAGTTTTTGGTAATGCGTCTTTGTGATTAGAGTTAAACATAAAATTTCCACATACATCAGCACTGATCTGGTCAGCACCTTTACCCTCGATCTCAAGCCCGTTACCACCTGTAATCATGGGTTTTAAGTCTTCCCAAATTTCGTATTTATTTTTAATTGAGTATACGTCTTCAACAGCATAAAATAATTTATTAGGCATCCAACCATTAAATTGATTGCCTAGTTTGGATGCTTTAGGCCAATGTACATATCGACCCCCTATAGCCTCAGCTACGCATCTAGTAAATAAAGTTTTACCGTTACCCTCAACCCCTTGCAATAACGGCGCCCACTGGAATTTAACACCTTTATGTTGCACACATGCAGCCATGTAACTTAAGAATATAAGACGATCACGTTCATTGGGTAGTATTTTAGCTAAATGATTCAATAAGATAGAAGGGTCGCCAGGAATACGTTTTATTTCTTGAGGGTAATACGAGTTAACGTAAAGTTTACCACCGTTATTAAAGACTGCGCCCGGTTCCATCAGTGGCTTAAATGCTGTACTTTCAACCTGAGGGAACTTATAAACTTGGTTTTGTGTGAAAGCCTGCCACGCATCATCAACTATTTTAGTATTACCATTATCTAAAACCCACTTGCGGCCGCCGAAATGCACCTTAAATTGCTCAGGTTTTAAGAAAGTTCCACCAGGTATCATAATTCTAAATATGTCTTGAACGTAAACACAACCCGCGAAAAGTTCTTTTTGCTGATCAGGTGTAACAAAAGGATTAGATCCGCTCGTATGAACAACACCGTCGGGAGTAATAATGATGTTATTTAAATTTTCTTTGTTAACACTATATACCTCTTGGCAACGATGAACCGCAGCAGTGATAGTGCGTTGCATATATGTAGGATGCTTCAACCATTTATCTCTAGCTAACGCGCTTTTTCCCATCAATCGTCTGACTCTATCGCAATTTTTACCCGTCCAGAATGCTAAATGTTGAGCTAACGCGCTATCTGCCAGGCTGGCATCATATAGCTTAGGTGGTGTATTGTATTGATCAGGGTAAAAACGATGCAAAGCTTCCGTGTTACAATCCCACAGGTCGGCAAATGTCGCACGTCCACCGAAAGCGCCTGAAGCACCTTTAGACGCTAATGCTTTTTCAATTAACTTGTCGTCGTCTTCTAGACCTTTACCGTAACCCTCGCAGGCTTCAGTTGTCCAGTTAACATCACCCGTAGCATATTGATCAGGCGGAACCCAGCCGTTAATAAACGCAGGTAGCAAGTGGGTAAAGTCAGTTGTACAATTACCAATAATCCCATTACCCGTAATTGTACTAAATCGCCCCGTGTGGTAAAACTCGATACCGTTGGCTTTACATCCGTGTGCTGGCATTACCCCACTATACATACCGTAAATATGTAACCCTCTACCTGACGGGCTAATTTCAATGGCCGCCCCCGTGAATATACTACATACAGTTAAAGCCAACGGTGACCATTTGCTATCTTTTAGACAATCATCTATGTCTACGAAAAAAAAGGGGTCGTTGTCGGTAAATACAAAAGCTAAACCGTAACCAACACCCCACATATTAACAATTGCACTCGCACTTTCATAGTCTAACCAGTATTTAGGGTCATGTGCGCTAACAACTTTGTTACTTAAGTAATCGTAAGGCCATTTAGTATGTGTACCATCAGCGTTAGCAACTATTTTATATAACATCCATTGTTTATACGCACCCATTGCGGCAAGGGGTGTTGGTATCATGACTAACCTTTTTTAATTTTAGAAATTAAATTTTTAGGCGCATTGCGTGCAATTTTGTTACCGTAAATTAACCCTTGCTCAAGTATTTTTAAGTTTTCAATTACGATAGCATGTGAAATAACAGCGTCTTTGAGTTTATCCATCGTTCCGAAGTATTTATTTACTAAACTGTCGGGACAATCAGCTTCTTCTGCTACGTTACGCCGTGTCAAGTCAAACCACCCGCCAGGCTGACTTGAAAGCCTGCAAGCTGCTTGTAATATTTGTTCTTTTCTAATATGACCTTTCATTATTAAGCCTCACATTTTTTCAGTAATGCGCAAAGTTCTTCCTTTTGATCCTCGCGTACTTTTTGCCGAGCATAAGCAGCATCAGCAGCAGCAGCAGCAGCATAAGCAGCAGCAGCAGCATAAGCAGCATAAGCAGCAGCAGCAGCATAAGCAGCAGCATAAGCAGCATAAGCAGCATAAGCAGCATCAGCATCAGCAGCAGCAGCAGCAGCAGCAGCATCAGCAGCATTTTTTCTTGCTTCTTTTAATTCATCTATTGTAGCTTCACCGTTTGCAAATTTTTCAGCAACTTCTATTGCTACTTTAGACCTTTCGTCTTTTAATAAATGCTCAACTTGCCTAGCGCAAAATATAGCAAATAACCTTTTTTCCTTATCAAAACCATCTACCGCTCTAAAACACCATAAAGTGTCATTTAAATCGTTCGCTTCTAAAATAGTTAATAATGACAAATTTTCATCATCAGCTTCAGTTTTACCTAAAAAAGTTAATAATGTCTTCCAGCCTGAAGTGCAAGGTGAACATGCTCGAATTTTATTTAACGTAGTTTTCATAAAGTACCCCCGTTTTTAATGTTACTTCAGTTTGCCCAAAATTGACGAACTTGTCAACTATAGCGAACCTTCAGCATTGCAAAAACATGCGTCACCGCCGTCTTTTAGTATCAAAAAAGCCCATGCTAACTGAGCCAACTCTCGATCAGTACCCGTGAATTTCCATCCCGGGTGTTTGACTTCGCGGCTTACAAACTGTGCTATATAAGATCCCAGCATATCTTGAGTAATTAACCGTTTGCGCCAGCCGATCAAATCGCCACTTTTAAGCACGTCGTTTATAATTGCGCTGTCGTTAGCTAATCCGAAGCGCACTGGGGTACCCCGTTTATCGAATAACATGCCGACATTATTTCTAAATAACTTAACGCCTTTTCGACCTGCTTCAAGTCTCACGTCAGCCTGCACGTTACGCTCATCGAAATGCTCAGGGTAAGTATTAATAGTTGATTCCACAATGCCGAAAATGCTGAGTAAATCTTTTAATGCTTCATCACTTATAGAATGACGTTGCGCCCACTGTTGAAGTTTCATTTCGCCCCCATCGTCATAATAATTGCTGTAAAATTCCCATCCTTTATGACTATCAAACGTTTACTTTCGTCAAAATAATACGTAAATTCTTTTAAACCGTTTAAAGCATCTTTAAGAAATTTATAATTAACTTTCTCACCTGTTGGTAGAGTGGCGGTTTCGAACTTACCCTCTTTACCTCTAATTAATTGGTTAATCTTAACCGTTAAATTTTGTTTAAAATCATTTGTGCTTAATACTCTTTCGACATTTGGAAATTTAAATCCATTACCCAAATATTCTAACTTCTCATTATAAAAACCTACTTTTAGAATTTCACTATTTTCAAGAACATGTAACCTTTGACCGTCAGTCGCTGAAACTAATTTCCCGTCAAAGTATAGGTGCTCCATACCTGACCAGCGATTATCACCACCGGCGGCTTTATGTATTCTTAAAATATCACTAACTGCTTTAACATTCCGAAACGGATCAATATATTCAAGCAACAGTGAATACTCATCGGGGTAAGTGTCACGAATTTTACTTATAGCTATTAAAGCTTGTTTTTTAGTTATTTTCATTTTCACGCTCGCTAGGTGATTGCTCTAAGGGTGCATCTTCAACAGCATCGTAATAATCATTAAGTGTCATTTTAAAAACTCCATCGCGTTTATTGTGGGATCAATACCAGCTTTGTTAAGTTCACTGTTAATACGTGTCGCTAAACCTTCCATTTCTTTCTTATTAAGCGTCTGAGCAGTTGCCACATCAATACCGAATTTGAAGTAAAACAGGCGGTACGCTTGGCTTTCGTTATAACCTTGAGCGTCTTGCAACCCTGCCCACCATGCGATACTATTTACAAGTTCTTCACGCGCTTCACGTTTATAAAAATGCAAATTACGTAAATGCGCGATAATCTGAGGGGTAGCGTTATAGGGGATTTTTACAGGTGCTTCTATTTCACCTCGCAATGCAGTTAGATACTCAGGGGAAAGCTCGGTTAAATCACCATCTACAAATTCAGGAGGGCTACCGGGTTCAGGTAGTGGTGCTGCTAATCCGCAGTAGGGGCAAGTTTTATGAATACGTTCGTAAGCTAAACCGCAACCTTTATTAACATGAAGCGTTTCAGGAACACCTTCAGGACGCTTAGATATACAAACTCTAAGGGGTATTGCCGTCGATGCTGAACTCGACCTACTGTCGCGTCGGTCTAACGTCCATTCTCGAAATCGATCAGGTAGACCGTGCGCAAACACGTTACCTACATGGTCGATTACAATACCGAAAGGCTTAACGCTCGCTGCAATAATCGCTCTGCGTGTTGCGTCGTCATATGAATCGAAGTTAGCGCGATACTCTTCAGGGATTAACAGACGAAGTACGCGACCAAATTGTTGACAAAAAAGACTAAATGACATTGTTGGACGTGCAAAACTTACAACTTCTAAAGCTGGTAAGTCAAAACCTTCACCGAATAAGTCTACGTTAACTAATTGAAGTAACTCTCTGTTTTTAAATCGTCTAAGTATTTGCAGTCTTAGAAAATCGGGGGTTTTGGCGGTGACAACTTCAGCAGGAACCCCTGCGGATCTAAACGCGACTGCTATGTCGGTAGCGGCTTCTACATCGACAGCAAACGTTACGCCTAATTTACCTTTAGCTATTTTTAAATAATGTTCGACAATATCGCCCGTTATAGATGCTCGGCGTACTTCTTTTCTAGCAGATTCAACGTTCATATCGCCCGTTGTTTTACTTATTTCTATAATACTTCTATCTATTTTAGACGGTGGTACAAAAACCCTATAATCAGTAAGATAACCCATATTAATTATTTCGCGCATTGTGGGAGCTAATACCAATTTATCCACAATACCATCAGCGTGCCGACCCAAACCTTTACCGTCAGCGCGACACGGCGTGGCAGTGGGTAACAGAAATCGAGCGTTAGGGAAATAAGCAGCAACTTTACCCCATTTGTTAGACTTTAATACATGATGCCCTTCATCAATAACACCAAGTCTAACTTGTTTAAAATAAGGGTCACTATCACCCATTCTTAACAATGTATCAACACCACCCACCGCCGTTTTACTATTAGCGTCGTAGTAACTGTAACCTGTTTCGAAAACATGTATAGCGCTAATCGCTTTAAGTAAAGCGCTGTTAGATCCTATTAGCCGATGCCTAATGCCGTTACGAGCGTATGCTGTACTTATCTGACTAACAAGTTCTTGACGATGCGCGATAGCGACTGACGCACCACTTTCATGACTAACGGTTTTACCAATTACAACAGTCTTACCGCTACCTGTAGCAGCCACAGGCATGACGTTTTTTACTCCAGGTTCCAGCCATGCTTGCTGTATATCGTTAAATAATTTGTTCTGAAATCCTCGAAGTTCAACCATTACAACACCTCATTGCAGGTATCTAACGCTTTAGCGTACCAATTAGCTTCTTCAGTACTACCGCGCTGGTAGTACGCTGAGTAGAAATAAAATAATTTAAGTACAATCCGATCTTTCATAAAACACCCCCTTATTTACCCCAAGTATCTATAAACTTGACGAAGGTGTCAAGTATTACTATATTATAATTATTAAACATGGAGTAAATAAGATGCCTAAAATTAATCGAATTGATTTAGAAGGAGCTAAAAAGTTTTTAATTTCCACAGGTGGTGTTTTTTGTTCACAAGTTCATTGTTACCAATTCGGTATATCTAAAAAGATATTTTTTAAGATTGGTAAAGAATTAGGGCTTGAAACGATTGACACTTTAAGTGAAGCCAAATTACAAAAAGCTAGGTTTGATGTTGCTAAAATTGAACGTATTAAAAAACTTATCGCTGAGGGTAGATATTTCGAAGTTCACCCGTTCATAATTTAACTTGACGAAGCCGTCAATAAAGATTAATATAAATTACTTATCATTTAACCTGGAGTATTTAAAAATGTCAAAATTGCAACTTACCTTTGATCCCACACAACTAACTCAACATGAGAAAGAAGATTTATGTGCTTTCATTTTAGGTTTTGGGAAGCCTTCCGCACCCAGCGTTATTGATAAATTCGATTTACCTGACGTGGGGGTAAACCCTTCCGTATTCATGCAACAACTTGGGAGGGTTGAGCGCCATGTACAAGCTGACGAAGCCTCAGCAGCTTTCGGTTTAGCTGAACCCATTTTAACTACCCCCACACTACCTGTAACTGACAATAAACTTTATCATCAGGGTGAAGAAGTTGGGGGTGTTGTTAACGCTGAAGTGACTATAAGTACTGACAAATCAGGCTTACCGTGGGACGCTAGAATACATTCAGACAATCGGGCTTTAAATGCTGACGGCACGTGGCGTAAACGTCGCGGTGTAACTGACGATGTATTTTTTCAAGTCGCTAACGAATTACGCGCAGCTAAAGTAAGCGTGCCGTTACCGCCTGCTACTGTTGCTACTGTTGCTACACCGCCTGCTACTGTTGCTACACCGCCTGCTACTGTTGCTACACCGCCTGCTACTGTGGATATCGGCGCGTTGTTCAGAGATATTATCAAACAATCTCAGGAACCTTTAGCAGCGGGTAAAATTACTCAGCAGGGTATAACTGACTTTTTACTTTCTAAAAATTTTAAAGCTTTACCATTGTTACCTACCGAACCTGAAAAAATGGCAGCCGCTCATGCCGCAGCGTCAGAATTTTTTGCGAGTTTGTAATCATGAGTCATTCAATATTACCCCCATCAGGTGCGGCAGCATGGGTACATTGCACACTTTGGGTTACCATGAATCAAATGTACCCGCAGGAAGATACTCAGGAAACTTTAGAAGGTAATGCGGCACATTGGGTTTTAACTGAGAAAATTGCAAACCATGACATTAAAATTAATGATCAAACGCCACAGGGGGTAATGGTTACTCAAGAAATGCTCGAAGGTGCTGATTTATTTGTTGATCATTTGAGACAACGTAACGTTAATTTTAAACATCTGTATGTTGAACAACGCGTAGAAATATCCACAATTAATGAGCATTGTTTCGGAACACCTGACGTATTTTATTTTGATGTATCTACAAACACTATTGATGTTTTCGATTATAAATTTGGACATAAGTTTGTAGACGAATTTAAAAATTATCAGTGTGTTCTTTATGCCGAAGGGGTTTTAAATAAACTTGCGAAAACTTTCGGTGAAGCGCCAGGGGTGTTTGATCAGTTATGTAAAGTTAACATTACTATCATTCAACCGCGTTGTTTTTATAAAGGTTCACCGATACGCACATGGAGTTTCCCTGCAATTGACCTTAGACCTTTGGTTAATATAATTCGATCAGCAGCCAGCGAAGCTTTAAGTAACCCTAAAGCTAAACCCGGTGAACAATGCGAAGATTGCCCTGGTCGCCATTCATGCGCAGCACTACAGCAAGATGCCTATCGGTCATCAAGAGTTGCAAGAGCTTCTTTACCTCTCGAATTACCTTTAAATGCCGCAAGTTTAGAGCTCAAGATGTTAAAAGAATCTTTGCTACTCTTGCAAGCTAGGGTTGACGGGTTAAGTGAATTTGTAACAAGTAAATTGAGGCAAGGTGAAAGAGCACCTTTTCATTCACTAGGTACTACACGTTCTAAACGTGTTTGGAATCGACCCATCGATGAAATAATCGCATTAGGTAGAATGTTTGATGTCGATTTAAGTAAACAAAATGTTGTAACTCCCACGCAAGCTATAAAATTAAAAGTTGACGAAGCCGTCATCAATTGCTATAGTGAATATGAGAATGGTTCGATTAAACTTGAAGATCATAACCCTAACGATGTTTCTAAAATTTTCGGAGTATAAATACTATGTCAGGTAAGCAAACAATTACATCACCCGTAGGTCGTTTAGTAGCAGGATCACTTTATAAACCTTCAACTACTGATAAAAACGGTAACCCTTTGTTGATTAAGCATGGTACTAACGCTGGTCAACCCGCAGTACGATATTGGTTTAACATCGCAATTCCCAAAGGTTCTGAGCAACATTGGGCGCACACGGAATGGGGTAAAACAGTATGGGCGGTAGGTGCTGCGGCTTTCCCTACAATGGCTAACCATCCTTCCTTTTCATGGAAAGTTATTGACGGTGACGCTACAGTTTCGAGCGAACCAGGCGCTAAAGCACCTTGCGAATATGAAGGTTATAAAGGTCATTGGATAATTAAGCTATCTAGCGGCTTCGCACCCAAGATATTTAAACCAGGTAATAGTGCTGGCGAGTGGCTTCAAGTGATCGAGGCGGATTTTGTTAAAACGGGCTATTACGTTCAAGTGTCATTTACTGTCGATAAAAATGACGGTGCTAAACCTGGGGTGTATCTAAATCATCAAATGGTTGCTTTTAGAGCGTATGGTGAAGAAATCCAATTCGGCGCTAATCCTGCCGATGCTGGTTTCGGGGTGGCACCATTACCGCAGGGTGCTAGTGCAACACCATTAGCTTCCAGTGTTCCTCTACCAGCTACACCCACGCCACCCGTAGCAACTCCCCCAGCACCAGCCGCCGCACCTCAACGCGTAATGTTACCTGCGGCTAACGGGTCAAGCTACGAGCAACTTATCGCAGCAGGTTGGACGGACGCATTGCTAATACAACATCAAATGATGCAAGCTACTGTAAGTGTTCCTTTACCTTCAAGCGTTACACCCAATGTGGGTTTTGCTAACCCTTTAGGTGTTGTTACACCCACGCCGCCCGTAGCAACTCCCCCTGCACCTCAACGCGTAATGTTACCTGCGGCTGCTGGGTCAAGCTACGAGCAACTTATTGCAGCGGGTTGGACGGATGCATTGCTAATACAACATCAAATGATGCTACCGTAATTAACATGTAGCCCCTGTAGGGGCTTTTTTATTACTTAAGGGTGAAAGTATGATCCGTATTGTTTTGGCAGTAATAATATCTTTAATACTGATGTCAATAATTTATACTATCACCAGGTAGGGGTTTGTATGATTAAAACCGCATTTTTTGACACGGAATGCTATTGGAATTATTGGTTATTAAAATTTAAAATTGGTACTTATATTTATGATTTTGAAGTACCTTTAACCGATGAGCAAATCGTAATAATACATGCGATTTTTAATAACTATACGTGTATAAGTTTTAACGGCATTAACTACGATATACCAATGGTTACCGCGGCTATCACGCTACGCTATAACAATGAGCAATTAAAGAAATTGAGTGATCAAATAATTGTAGAAGGTGTAAAACACTGGCAGTTAAATTTACCTAAATGGTCACCTAAAGATCATATAGATTTAATGGAAGTTGCGCCTGGTGCTGGCGGTTTAAAACAATACGCGGGTCGTATTCACAGTAAGAAGATACAGGACTTACCTTACGACCCAGGTAAGTTATTAACTGAAGAAGAAAAATATAATACAAAACTATATTGTGGAAATGACCTGGAAGTATTAGAAGATTTATATAACAGTTTAATTCCACAGGTTGAACAGCGAATTGCGTTAACCGCTCGATACGGTATTGATTTACGTTCTAAAAGTGACGCCCAACTTGCTGAAGCTGTATTAAAACATAGATGCGAACAGGCTTTAAAACGTAAAATATATAAATCTGAAGTAAATTACATGCTTCATATTAAATATCAAGCGCCTGAATTTATATCGTTTATAACACCTCAATTACAAAACGTTTTAAATGTCGTCAAAGAATCAGTATTTACATTAGCAACTAATAACACTTTAGAATTACCTGAAAAGCTTAAAAACTTAGAAATAAACATTAATGGTACTGAATATAAAATAGGTATTGGTGGATTACATTCTAAAGAAAAACAAGCTGTACATATAAGTGACGACCAGTACGTTTTATTAGATAACGATGTTGCAAGTTATTATCCTACGTTAATTTTAAATTCTGGTAAATTTCCTGAAGCTTTAGGGGTAACGTTTTTAAATGAATACGACACTATTAAAAACGAGCGATTGCTTGCCAAACGTACCGCAAAAGAGGTAAAGTTAAAAATAGCTAAACTTAAAAAAGAACTTGAGGCTTTAGATGTTATCAAAACTTAAATTTGAAGAAATTGATAAAAAGCATCCTTTATATAACACTTGGTATCACATGGTATGTAGATGTTACTTACCTTTTCACGTTGGTTATCGAGATTACGGCGGTAACGGCATTTTGATGTGTGATGAATGGTTGAATTTTTCACAGTTCGCTAAAGATGTGGGTGAAGTTAAACCTGAAACAATGAGCTTAGACCGAATTGATAATAAAAAAGGATATTCAAAAGAAAATTGTAGATGGGCGTCTCGTTCACAACAAATGTTAAATAGAAATACGTTTGGTAATAACAAAACTGGCGAAACTGGTGTTGTAAAAATTGTAGATAGGTATGAAGCTAGATTCCATTACGAAGGTGTTCGTTATCGTTTGGGAAGATTCGATAACATAGATTCTGCTAGAAAAGCACGCGATGAATTTATGAAATTATTTTTCAAAGATAGAAATTTGGCAATAAGCAGTTTACCTGTTGAAACGGTTTGGTGTACCAGCACGACGAACATGAGGGGTATTAACAAACATAAAGACGGTGGCTATGTGCTGAGGGTTACAGTCGAAGGCGAACGACTATATTTGGGTTACTTCAAAACTCTAAATGAGGCTTTTTATGCGAGACAGGAATTTAATAATAAACGAAATAAAGATGTTAGAAGATAAACTTAAACATTTAGAAAACGAAAGTGACGGTTTAAAAATTTCACTAAACGGAACTTTCGGTAAAACCGGAAGCCCTTATAGCATTCTATTTGCGCCAAACATGTTATTGCAAACCACATTGACAGGGCAGCTTTCATTATTAATGCTAATTGAAGCGCATGAAATATCAGGAATACGTGTAGTGTCTGCCAATACTGACGGTATTGTAATTAAATGTCATCGTCAAATGACTGAAGTTAGTAAGACAATTATTAAACATTGGGAAAAAGTAACATCGTTAGAAATGGAAACGGTCGAATACAAAGCTATTTACTCACGTGACGTAAATAATTATTTCGCTGTAAAAGCTGACGGTGACGTAAAACGTAAAGGTGAATACGCTAAGAGCGGTATTAACGAAAAGAAAAACCCGGATGTAGAAATATGCTCAGACGCCGTAGCTGAATATCTAGCTAACGGCACACCTTTAGAATATACAATTATGTCGTGCTCAGATATACGTAAATTTGTTGTTGTTCAAAAAGTTAACGGTGGTGCTGTAAAAATGTGGGGTGAAGGTGCTAAAAAAGACGCTCGCGTATCTGAAATGATCCCGATAATACAAGCCGCCGGATGGATTAAAGAAGGCCGTAAGTGGTGTAAAGATAATATCGTTTGTGCCGCACAAGAGGCTTACGCTACATGCTTCGCGCCCCAACGTCCTGAGTATCTTGGGAAAGTTGCGCGCTGGTATTACGGTACACGTTCACCAGGCGAAATCGTTTATGCAACGAACGGTAATAGGGTTAGCTTGTCCGATGGTGCAATGCCATGCATGACTTTACCTGACCAATTTCCACAGGATGTAGATTACCAGTGGTATATAAACAAAGCTAAAAACATTTTAATAGATATAGGCTTGACCTAACCCGCGTTATATGTCATGATCTAAATATGATAGTTAATTAGAAAGTTAGATCATGAAAAAGCTAGTTCCACCATTCAATAGTACTTTATATTACCTAAAGTTTCTTGTTAGTTTCATTCTATTGTCTTTATTAATCATGGTTACTTTTTCCGATTTATATTTTATTAAAAATCAAGTTATCTCAAATATCGAACATGTTAATTTAAAAATGCATTTAATGATTGCGTTTATCGTTTGGTATTTCGTCGATCAAATTATCACTTTCCTATTGTGTAAATAATCATGCGTACAAAACGTGGCTTAATGTTAGGTATTCAACGTTATTTAAGTATTACTTTCAATCACGCGCATGTTTGTAATGAGGATAGGTTATTGTTAATGTCGCTTAATTCTACATGCGATAAGTTATTTGGTGATGAGTGGTGGTTGTTTAATTATCAATATAGTAAGGGAAAGGTTTCATGACATCAAAGCAAAGTGAATACAATAAGAAAAGTAAAGCTAAACGTAAAATGGTTAAATTCCACACTGACATACCCGAGGCTTTAAGTGAAATTTGTAAATCTAGCGGCTTTACCTATCAAAGTATTATTGAAGCTGGCATTAAGGAGTTATTGAAAAATGCTAATAATCAGAGTCGGCGGGATATACAAGAATAAATTAGGGTCGCTTATATTAATTTTTAAATATCAAGCTTCTGAGCATAACCCTTATCACTTAAGAGGTTTAGTTTTTCCTGAACGACATACCAATAGCTACAACATTTACGGTATGCATTACGACAAAGTAGAAAGTAACTTTGATTTAATTGAAGAAGTTTATTACTCACAACAGCTTGAGCAACATTGCAAATCTACTACAGATATTTCCACATTGGAGGAAGTTTTTTATGAGAAAACGGCAGCGTAAGTTACGTAGTAAATATATACATTTTATATATGAGGATGGGTATTTTACAGTTTCCGGTAATTCTAAACAAAGGCGTAAAATTATTAGGATGCTGCGAAACTATACAAAGTCTCACTTTTCACCATCTTTAAAACCGCACCCAAGTATAGTAATAGTAGACGATATTTTCGCTTACGACCCTTCACATAATGTTGATTCTTACGGTAATTTATTAATATTTTAAGGTATATCCACATGTCAGTAAAATTAGTAGCAATAAGTAAAGGTGTTGACGACGCTTTTAGCGCTGAAGATTTAATAGCGTACTGTGCTCGCGTAAGTAATCCCACGAATCAATTAAATGTGGAAACTGCACCGAAGCTTTTAAAGTATCTAGTAGCACATCATCATTGGTCGCCATTTGAAATGGTTAGTATGACCCTTGAAATTAAAACTACGCGTGATATCGCACGTCAAATACTGAGGCACCGAAGCTTTAGTTTTCAAGAGTTCAGCCAACGTTACGCTGCGGTATTAGATGAACCTATATTACGCGAAGCACGTTTGCAAGATACTAAAAATCGTCAGAATAGTATTGAAACTAATGAGCAGGAATTACGGCGGTGGTGGCTAGGAGTACAGTCACAAGTTTCACATTTAGCCAGCGAAGTATATCAAGAGGCTTTAGAAAGAGGTATTGCGAAGGAAGTAGCTAGAAGTGTGCTTCCTGAAGGTAATACGCCTAGCACCCTTTACATGGCAGGTAACGTTAGATCATGGATACACTACATACAATTACGCACAGCTAACGGCACTCAAAAAGAACATAGAGAAATCGCTTTAGAATGTAAACGTGTTTTACTTGAGCAATTCCCATCATTACAAGAGGTGTTAAATGTTTGATATTAATATATTAAAAAATGGTATACCTGGTACATTTAAAGTTTATTCAAATGGTAAGGAAGTTAGTGATATTAGTGTGGGCTATCGGTCTATCGAGGGGTTTGTATCAGGAAGCCTTGGTAGATGGAATAATGAAGGGGGATTTTTAGGTTTTAAAAATTGTTTTATTGAAAATGAGAATATGTGTGATTATGATTTACATATTGCATTTTCACCTGCGCCTATGCCACCAGTAATAAAAGCTAACGATATTCAATTTGGTGGTGATCATTATAAATCTAAAGGTATTGAGCCGTGGGATTACGCCGTCGCAAATAAATTGGGGTTTCTTGAAGGTAGTGTGGTCAAATATGTTACGCGCTACAAAGATAAAAACGGTATTGAAGATTTAAAGAAAGCTAGACATTATTTAGATAAGCTTATTGAAACGTTAGAGTAGGCTATTAAACGCGAGGTGTGACGTGTAACCAACGTTAACCCCTCATTAATTAGTAACAGAGGGGTTAACATGAAATATATTTTATTAGGATTATTATTAACTATATCCACGGGTTTAAATGCTAAAGCTTTTGATTTTATATTAGATAGTAAACTGTGGATATGTTCACAATATGCGGTAAGTTTTAAATGGGAAAAAGTTAAAGTTGATCATAGTAATGTGTATCAATACTATATCTCTAAAACTAAAAGCTGCGTTAAATATGAAAGAGTAGGCAGTGTATGATTTTTAAGAGTGAGGGTAGGGATGGTAAATACCATATTAAATTAACTAACGACGGTAAAGTAATTTTACTGCGTAAAGGGCGAGTGTGCAACAAAATATATTCAAGCCTTCACGTATTTAGAAAATTACAATTGGCAAACTTAGTTTATTGACTCTAATTGCTTAACCCAATCACGGGCGATAGTTAGACCTAATCCGTCACTATCGCCTTTTTCAATGAGTCTCTGAATTGCTGTGTCAAAATCTCGTATTGATTGGTCAAGCTTGGTTCTGTCAAAGCAGACTCTTTTAGTATCTGAGGCGCTTCCGGTAGCTTCGGGCAAGTAACTGCGAGTGGTACTGGTTTTGTAGCGCAACCGCTTGACATCAGCGCTAAGAGTAGCAACACGGGCTTCATATAGTTTATCTTGTTCATCCTTCAACCTTTCAAACTCAGTGTTACGTATTTGAGCATTACGTGTTGCTATTTCACCTTCAGCTTTTGTACGTGCTACAAATTGCGTATATTCAGTTTTAACAGCTTCGGTTTCTTTATTCTCAAAATGCTTACCGATTAACATACCGCTTATTAATAATATACCTCCAGTAATCGAATATATTAGCGCGTTAGTGTTAATTGCTATCATTTCATTACCTCAATGTACTTAGCAAGCCGAACATTAAAAACATTGTGAACATGCTCACGGTTAATATCACATGCGTTACGATTACCGTAAATCGGCTTACGAGACTTTAAGCAATGTAATTCGACGTGCTTAAACCATAACGCGGCGTTACAACCTTTAGTTAACTGGCAGGCTCTACGTTCTTTTTGAGTACCTGCTAAACCACCGTTATATGCAGCATCCCCAAATTTTAAAGCATCTTCAGCGTTGTTAAACTTACGGGCGTTATCACGACTCATTAATACAATCGCTCTTAACTGTAAGTCAGGCCGCATGTAAACATTAGCCCATTGCCATTCACCCAATTCACTTTTATATTGGGTGCGTAATCCTGCGAGCGTATCAAATCTTAAAGCCCCTGTGGATGTATAAGCCCGTGTAATTTGACCAAACCCCGCACCTTCTTCACGCGCAGTTTTTAACCTAGCGTTAGGGTTCCAACATCCACGGGAGCGTAAGCTAATACAACTTTCTTGTTCTATAAGTGACGCGAGTAATGCAGGTTGCGGATGATCAGGCCAAAATTGTTTTTGTTCTTTAAGTAATGAATCTTTATACTTATAAAAACCGTCCGGTAATGTGGAAGCCTGCGCCCGTGGTGCGAATAACATTATTAAACCAACTAATAATATACTAACAGCAATTAGCGCTAAACCTGAACCTGTAGGGCTTTTTGAAGCGATTGTAAATAACTTTCTTAAATCAGCGTCACCATAATCGAATAAAGATTTACGCGCCCAATGTACCAAAACTAATGCCACAATACCTTGTATAAGCGATAAGCCACTTAAAGCGGTCGATAACCCTTTGTCAGGATCTGAGTATAAAGAAAATCCGATTGCGATAGCAGCGCCGATATATAAAAAAGCTGAGCGTTTTCTCATGGCTTATCAACCTTATTATCAAGTTTATCTTCAATTCGATCTAGTTTTGAAAATAAAGCTGTCACTTTACTATCTAAATCTTCACGTCTTACGTAATTACCAGCAACTAAAATTTCTAAAGTCATCATTTTTTCAATAACCTTATCATTACTTTCTTTTAAATCTTTGGCAAGTTGGGCGTCTTTGGCTTGAAGCTCTTTAACCGCCGCCCAAATTTGATTTAAAAAAAATCCGAGTAATGAACATAAGCCCATGACGATAAGATTAAGTAAAGTTTGATCAATACTCATATCCACACCTTATATTAAGATAGGCCAGTTATTCTACCGAGACTTAATACCGCAATAGTAGCAGTACCAGGTTGACCATTTTTTATAGAGACGCCATAACTAAATGATGATTTAAAAATACCTATTTGGCTAGAAGTTGGGGTGTTAGAGTTTACAAAAGTTGAACTTACGGATTGTATGCCAACTGTCGCGCTCGCCTGTTCGCAATAAACTTTAGCCCCATTACCATTTACAGTATCCCAAATTTTAAATTCAATAGCCGCGTCGGTAAATGTTAAGTTTACTGTAGCACCTGACGTGATATTAATTACAGCTTGAACCCCCCCAACAAAAGCCGCCGCCCCTGTAGCAGTGGTGAACACTTGTTGGAATCCTACCTCAGGGTCATTAAGTAGTGAACTTAACCAAAACGATTGTTTATTACCGCCAACATTAGCGTTAACTGTACAATAAAGAGATTGATTAGTATTGTTTAAATTACCACCAATAAAACCTACGTTACAATTTAAGTAATGGCAGTAATCTAAAATTAAATCACCGAAAGTAGCACCGTTAACACTCGCATATTGTGACGGCACAGACGCATTACCTGTAATTACTACTGCACCACTACTACCTCCAGCGGGGAAAGTATTTAAACCTGAAGCATTAAACGCTACTACGGATTTAATAAATGCTGAACCGTTAGCCCCGCCGAAAACCGCAACGTCAGTCCAAGTCGTATCTCTAACACCTACAGCACCAGTAACTCTCAATCCACCATCCCAAACAATACCATACTGATGCGTATTAGTACCACCTGAAGTAATAAGTATATCGTGCAATTGACAATAATCAGCAGCAGAGCCTGAAGTTGCAATATTGGATAATAAACAGCCGCCCGTAACCCCTGACCCACTTATTAACGCCATTGAGCGAATATCGCTACCGTTAGCACCAGGCGCTAAATTAAAAAGACCGTCGTTTGTTGTAGCGCCGTTATAATTTCTGTAAAGCTGGGTAGCAACTCTACCCTCACCTTTAATTATAACTTGTACGGCGGTATTATTAGGTTTGGTATTGAAATACCAGCTACCTTTCTCTAAATTCAAGGTGCAAGTCGCAGACGCAACAGTTGCAGCCCAAGCCAGGAAGTTATTGTAAGGTACAGTGTTATTAGTTACACCATTATCAGATTTACCACCCCAATTTTTAAGCGACATTTTCATATTGAGATAGTCTAACTTCCATCTACCCCCGTCAGTAGCTACGATAATTGTACCGCCGTTATCAGCACTTGTAGTGTCGGCAGCATCGTAATAATAAAAGCCACCACCACCGTCACCTTGAGCATAATACCCTGTTGCAAATACCCATTGTGCTCCTGTTTTAGGGCAAGCTTTCAAGTCAGTGATTGTTTTAACTGCACGAATACCACCACCGACTAACGCAACACCTTGCGATAAATTAGTAGAGTTAAGTAGCGTTGCCAATGTGGAAATGATATTAGTTCCATCACAAGCTACATATCCACAATCACCAACTATGACGCCTGTACCGGCTGCGGTTTTCGCAGTAATGGAAAAGTTACCCGTGGTCGCGTTAATAACCAACCACGTACCCGTAATTGCAGGAAAAATTAAATTTAAGTTAGTTGTCAGTAAGCCTGTTATTCTTATAATACCTAAACCATATTCAAGAGGCGTTAACGTGTAATTTGAACTAGTCATGGTAATAGCCGCAATGCCGCTAGCAAACGCCATACCCCAATTTGAACCGCTTGACTCAGGATTAGTGGTATTATTTTCAGCTAAATTGATCCAATAGCCTTTACCGTCACTTCGAGCTACTAATGCATTTAAAGGATACCCGCCGATATTGCTATCTGTAGCAAATGCTGAATCATAAGCGTAACCAGCCCCCGCAGCTTCCCATCGTAACGCCGCAGTAATTGCGAAAAAAACACCATTGAAATCAAAACCTGAAGGGGGTACACCACCAGCTTCCAACGGGGTCATTGTTAAAGGAGGGAAGCCGTCAGTATAAGACGCGGCACCTGGAGTTATCCCAATTTGTGAAGGTACAGGTATTGAATTTTTAGAACCGGAATTTGCAAAAGGTAACGTAAGTTTTCCAGGTTTATTAGATGTTTGCATAGTATCCACTTTCCACCCTAAATGGGGCTTGACCGAAAGGCGCAGCAGCCGCGCCCATTTGAGAAAATCCAAAAACAGGGGTTGATGTAATAAGTAAATCCATACTGACCCCTGCGGGATGAGGGAGTATACCTTGAGTTATGATTGCAATTTCGTAAGGCGTCAATGGGAACTCAAAAGTATACCTAAATCTCATGCCGCCTAAATCATTAACGTAACATCTACCCCTACCTATAAATAAATTTTGTAATAGTTGATTAACAGACGAAGCCGTAAGCGTGGATATGTTACCCAAAGCTTTAACTAAAATAAGTTTTCTATAAGCGTCGTCAGCTAATACAAAAACGTTAGTTGATGGTATGCCTGTATAAAAAGTCGCTTGATTAAAAGGTTGACCGTTGCCTTCTTTAAATCCAAAATAATTATTATTAATTACTTTTAATTCTCTACCTACATTGACAATGCGACCTAAAATATCTAAACCAAACCCTACCGCTGCATCCACATTCCAAATGAAATCATAAATTTTATCAATATCGGCACGTGGGTCAATGCAATCATTCATGTTTTTTACAAGCTGAATGATTGTAGGGCTATTAGCGTATTGACTAATTATAGTTTCTTCAAAATTAATCATAATAAATTAACCGTTATATTACCCGCGCTTATAATTGGGTGCTGGTCAATACCTGGTAATACGCTAGTTAACGTAGGGCTTGAAGTACCTATTAATATATTGAATATGGCAATTGAGGGTGATACTTTGTTGACTGGCGTGTAATATCTACTCGCGTATACTGTAGCACCAATTCTTTCCCTACCTTCACCGTCAGTACCGTTAAAACGTGCGATAATCGCAGACTTGATTAAATCTTCAACGTTAAAAGGTAAATTTGGACTATCTTCTATATTAACCTCAAATAAAATAGCTAATGGGTCAGGTCGTTCAAATCTCACTGTATATGTCGGTTTCGGGTTACTATACGAGTTATCTGTAATTAATACTGTCGTGTTACCGTTATAATCGCACCCTAAGTCTTTTTTCAACCATATTGCTAAACCTATTAATGCATCTAATCCCCCGACAACCGCGACATATAAAGAATGTGGAAGCAAGGGGTAATTAGTAGAACCTTTATTAACCGTAGCACTTGTAGTATTTTCAGTTGCGTATACATCTAAAACATTTTCAACATTAAACACATTTGCATAAATTGATTCTAATGAAGATCGAGCATTTAAAGCCACTGAATTTTTACGTCGATATTCAAAATCATTACGGCTTTCTACCAAACTACCTAACGTGCCGTCAGTTGGGTTATTAATAGTATCCCAACCACTTATTGATTGATAAATTTTAGTTAGAGTATTCGCAGGACAAGCTATTGCGCCCGTTTCCACATTATAAAACTCAACGCCTAAAATTGTACTTGACGGGGGTATTGTTACGTCACCTGCCAAAGCGTAAGTATTATTATTAACGTCTTTAGCTAATGTACCTGCGGGTATAAAAGTATTGGGTAACCCAGTTAGTGTGCAAAGTACCACAGTTGAAGTCGCGGGTTTACGCGTAAGGAAATAGAATTTCGCGATAGCATCTTGAAATCTACCGTCAGCATATTGAGGGTCAATCTGATTTACTATAGTTGCAATTTCAGCATTCTTATCTGAAATTATCGCACTTTGGCTAGATGCTAACTGACCCTGAGGGGTTTCTAAAGCAGGATTTAATCCACCGCCGAAAGCCGCGTCGTAATCCGCTTGAACACCTTCGAGTATTGCGGTATCTGTGGGTAGCACTAAACCTGCTTCGGTAAATTCAATAGGAGGTACGCTAGAAAGTAATGCCATTAGATACCCCTACTTCATCAATAAATAAAATTTTACCTGAAACGTCGCGACTGCTAAAATCGGTGAGTATACATCTTGCATTAACAACCCCTGGTACTGTAAGTGCTGCTTTTTCAATGTAGTTTATAATTAACGACGGTGGTGGTAGGTTACCTAAAACTTCTTCAAAATAAGGGATTCCTTTATCACCGTTATACCACAACTCACCCAAAAATAATTTAACTGCGCTGGCAACATCTTGCGCTAAAGAATACGGGGGTTTAGCTAATGCGATATTACCTGAACTATCGAGTACTAAATCCCACTGAGTTTGATCAAGCAATAAAGTATTATATCTCATAATGGCTCACTTGTAGGGCTACCAGGGCTTGTCGATGTATGTACATGAGTGTGTAAGCTAGTACCGTTTGCAATAACGTCACCCGTTACCGTTACAACACCCGTCATGCTCACTGTTCCACCCGAACCACCTGTACCAGTTGTAATGTTACCTGTAATGTCTACAATCGGGCTATCCATTGTTATACTAGATGATGCATTGATATTTAAGTTGTCGCAAGTGATGTCCACATCTGCGCCCGATTGTATAATTATTTTAGTATTTGAAAATACTTTTATACCGTCGTCGCTAAATTGAATATATTGTGTGGGCGTGCCGTTTAAAACGCCACCTACGTATAAACCATCAGCAAAATTAAAGCTTCTGTAGCTACCAGGGTTAGCTTGATTTTTTGTATTTTTAACCTTACTAATATCTCGACTGGCAAATAAACATATGCCGATATCCCCCGGTTTGGGGTCAATTATAATAGCGTCAGCACCACCCTGAATCCTAAAGTATGGAATGTTATATATCACCCCGTGTGGAATCCCCTTACCATCGCCGTCAATTTGATTGACCGATGGTTGAACATCCACAAAGCCAACGGGGGATATTCCACCCTCATTAGTACACGCGATAATTTTGACTAAAGTGGCAGTTTGAAGTTTATTTAAAGCTTGCTGAATAATAAAACTCAAATTGTTATAATCACCCGATGTAGTACTAGGTTTCTGTTGACCTACAGGTATTTCATTATTTTGTGATTGCGAGGCCATTATAATTACCCCTTACTGTGGATTGCCACAAGCCGTTAGGTTTTTCAGCATCTAACTTGTGATTAACTGAAGTTACTACCCATTTACCGGAAGCCTTAAATACATCGGTTTGTAAATCTACTAGAGCACCAAACCGTATCGCAGGGTTAAATTTAACATCGAAAGTAACACCGATACCATCAAAACTAGGATAGCCTATCAACCCGCTGTAATAAGCGATTAATGGGATTTTAATATCCGAACGTGGCGCAAACTTAGGAGTTATAGCTAACACATTATCGTCTAAATATAAATCGCAGTTAGCCATTTTAACTAAGTCTTTTATTTGCTCCATGTTGCTATTGGGCAAATACACATTATCTAATTGTACATTAACACCATTATTTTCAAAGTTGTAACCCATATCTTTGGCTATTTGAGATATAACCGTGGCAACGTCTATTTGACCTTTAAAACTTCTAGGTTCTTTTAATAATAGCTGATTAAAAAATGCTGATTGTGCTTGGATATATAAGTTAACATTTGGCATAGATTTATAATCACCAAAGGCGTTAACTATATTACCTGCAAATACTAACGTTTGTTGATCTCCATCAATCGCGTACACTTCGACCGTATTAAATATGAGCGTCCCGGGCTTCCATTGCAGCGTCGTTATATTATTCATATCGTCTTGGTGAACACCATACACTTTAGCGCGTAGTGTACCCATCATCGCACCGCCTGCTTTTTCTATTTCGGTTTCAGCTCTAAAACCCTGTAACGTTATAACGTTCGCGTTACTTGAGCCGAATTTATTCGTACTCATAGTAATTACAAATTTTAATTGTTTTTTATTAGCGAACGAGGTCATACTCATCCTCGTTTAAGTAAACTAATTTATAACGCGAACCTAATTGATCGTAAGTAGGATCATTATCACCTTGAGTATCAATAAAAAATAAATTACCAATGAAGCCTACATAATCACGACATACGAGAAAATCAACATTCTTACAGATAACCGCATTAACTATATCCACATCGTTAATCGCCAGGTCGAAAAATAAATGTTCACTTTTAACATATACCGCAATTTGACAATTTTGATCATTAAGTACGACTTGGCAAGTTTGGGACGGTGTTGAAGTTAATGGTATTTGTAGCATATTAACCACCAGAAAATAAGTTTGTAAATTTAGTCTTGATAGCATTCAACGTTGAATTTTCAGGGGTGGTCGCTTGAACTTTCCCGTTGTTAACCTGCGGGCTTGCTGTAGCGTTCTTAGGGTTATTTATCTCACTCTGACTGACAGTTGAAAATTGTGCTGAAACTTCTCTAATTTCTTTCAGTTGCAACTCTACAGTCAACAAAGTTGCACCTTTACCGCTTTGTCGTTGGTAGTTATAACTTTCAATATTGTAGTTAATGTAAGTAACTTCAGGTGTTACAATATCGTACAAATCTAAAGATTTACAAGCGTTATCAATGATATTTAAAAATTCGCTTCGCTGTTGCTCATTACCTTGAAAACATAACGTTATGCTAGGGCTTGCTGCAATTTCAACCTTGTTGTAACTAGCAAACCCACCTCTTTCTACGGGAAAATCACTTACTTTAGTTTCTTTACCATATGATATTGAATTTGTACTTAAAGTTTGACCTAAACCAATAGCTTGCACAAAAAAATTAGTATCAATTAAAGCGTTACCCTCAATATCAAAAATACCCCATTTTATATCCAATTGTAACGATTGCCACAATATTGATTGTAATATACCTAGGCTTGCAATTTGAGCAGCTGGAGCGCTGTTAGATCGAGGTACGCTAGGAACTCCAGGTGCATTGGGCACATTGGGAAAAGGGATTAAAGGCATTAGAAAGCCCCCGCTGTAGCTTGAGACACAAATAGATAATCATCCATAGCACTACCAATATCAGCAGCAATAGTTTTAGCGTCGGTGGCCTGAGTGTATACTTTAATTTCACCGATTGTGGTTTGATTACTACTACTTCTATTACCACCACCTTTAGCTAAATTAAAACCACCCCTTATGTCAGCATCGTTAACATAATTACCCCCATTTTCATGACGAGTGATGGCTCTAACTAACCCTACAATTTGATTTTCATCGTTAGGGTTTAAAGGTTGGTCAGGATTAACACCTAAACTTTTAGCAACGGTGTTAATGTAACTAGACGTGTCGTTTTCGCTCGAAGGTGCGTAAGTTTCTAATATCTTACGGATGGTATTTTTACCCCTCTTCATGTATAAACCTAACTGCTTAACTAACGCAGCCACCCCCTGTTGCATATTACCGAAAACTGCAAATCTACCACCCGCGCCGCCTTCTTTACTAGCGCCAGCTTGCCCTGCATAGTTCAAGTTACCAGGGTTATTATTGCGAATACCTCTAGGTAAATTCTTATTATTAGCACTAGGTATCAACGTTTGCCCAGCACCTGTGGAATTAGAAGCTGATTGCTTACCACCATTTAAAAACTCGCTCCAGGCAAATTTAACACCATCCCAATTACCTGTGACGCCGTTTCTAACTAAATCAACAAACGCTATCGTTCTGTAAAATTGAGTTTCTAATACGCTACCCAATTGCTTAATCCAATCGATAGCGACTTTAATAGTTGGCACCCATTTTTCCCACGGTAAAGCAGTTTGGCCGCCACGCTCCCACACTTTATAATCTTGCCAAGCTAAAGCTAGCGCGGATCCCAGACCCGTGATTGCCAAAGCTGCAGCATTGATCGGAATTGCTGCAGCTACGATTACACTTAAACCGACACCCATTATTTTAAGAAAGTCACCCACGACTTCTTTATTGTCAATCATCCATCTACCCGTATCGGTAAGCACCGAAAATAACTTTTCGAGTGCTGGGGTAGCCTGTGATAACAATTCGCGACCAAACGCGCTTAATTCAAGCTTGGTTTCTCTAAATGAGCGTTGTAGTCTTACTGACTCTTCACCTTGACGCTTTGTAACAACGTTAAATTCATTCTGCCGCTTTATAAGTAATTCTAGGCTCTTACGGCCTTCAAACATAGCGTTAAGTGTGCCTTGGTCGATACCCATCATTAAGCCGATGTTGTTAGCCTTCGAACGTTCCATACCTTCAAATCTATCAGCTAAATCTAACAGTAAATCATTAACAGGGCGTGCTTTACCGTCAATTTCACTAAAAGCTACATTAAGTGCTGAAAAATAAGGTATTAAGCCCGATTGACCTGTAAGTTGTAATTCTGTTTGAGCCTTACTTAACATGCTCATAGTACCTTGCAAACCTTCAGCCGTACCGCCAGCCAAAGTCGCAGCATTACCCCAAGCAGAAAGTGTTTCTACAGCAACATTGAGATTTTGAGATAAGCGATATATCGCAGCACTTGATTCAACTGTACTTTCGATAAACGCTTTAATTGTAGTAGCACCGCCTATAACTGCTAGAAATTTAGCTGCGGTTGTCGTTAAGGCTTTTAAACTTTTATCGGTTTCATTAACGTTACGACGTGTATTATTAAGATTGTTATTTACACGTCGATTACCGTCGTCAAAACCTCTTGAATCTAAACCGAAGCGTACAATCAAACTGTCAATAATAGTAGCCATTTTTATTTTTCCTTTTCGATACTATTATTATAACGCTCGATTACTATAATTTCTAATAAATTGTACGCATCTTCAACACCGTAAACAGTTGAAAGTTCATGTAAAGTTGCCAATCTACTATTTACAATTACGCCAATTATTTCCGGTACGTTTTTATGACTCGCGAACCTTTGGGAGTAACCGCCGCCAGCGTTTCTGTGTCGTTCGAGCTCAAGCTTGCGACGGCTTTTAAAAAATCCGTATGTAATTTCCACACCTCGGCACGTAACTTTATTCGTGTGGAAACTTCTTCAATATCTTCATCCCAAATAGCCCGTATCACTTGAGGTGTTTTAGGGTCTGGCATGTATTGAACACATTCAAGCATTTCGGCTAATAAAGGTTCTAACACTTCCCATTTTAAGCCCGAAAGCGCTTTAAATCCTAATTCAGCTAACCCGGCAACACCCATATTTTCAAAGTCTTCAGGGATCTCGGCGTTATTACTCATAAGCGCAAGTAAAGCCCGTAAAGCCCATGCCTCAGCCTTATTCGAACTCATTTCGGTAATTACAAACACTTTACCTTGATCTCGATTATTATCGATAACGCTATAATTGATAGTTTTACGAGGCATATTAAATCACCCCTCTATCAATAGATTGCCACGTAATAACAAAATCTTGAGGTTGTAATGTTTTAGCATGATCGGGAAGTTGTTTGTAGTTAGTTAATACACCGCGAGTTAATGCGAAAGTTTCACCCGTGGCGGTAACTGTAACCACACCACTCATAAAATATACTTCACGCCTAGCTTTAGTAGCTTGAATAAGCGTATTAAATAACTCTTTACTGTCGCTATCAGCCTGAAGTGTCACAGTCATTTTGGTTGGTTGTGGTGTATACCCAGCACTCATGATGCCATCGACGCCCATTACGGCTTCAGCGATATCATTAGCGTCAAGCATGAATGACTTGTCAGCCGCATAACCTTTCAACTGCACAGGTACTGGAAATAACCCTGGTATAACTAAAGTAAAGGTGCTGTTAGCACTGGTAATTGTTTTATCTGCCATTTTCGTAACCTTTACATTATGTTGATACTTGGGATATTCAGGCGTTGAATTGCCCCGCCGTCAGTATAGTAAAAAGTGATAATTGGTGTTTGGCGTAAAGCTCTAGCTTGAGCACCTGGGTCTGTTATTTGCAAGTACCAACCTTCAGCTTCAATTATCGGCGCAGCATTAACGCCCGTTGCTTGATTTACTTGTGCTTTCTGCGATTCAGTTAATGTAACGCCTGCACGAATAGCCCCAAAATTTTTAGCAGCATTAATAGGTGTAATTAAAGCGGCGCGAACCAAATCGTATCCCGCTTGATTATAAGGAATGCTAGGAATTTGAGTAAACAGCGATAATTCGGCTAGTTGGAACTGTGAGTTCATATACACTTGATTAACAAACGTATCGAACCACTTCCATTTCCCAGACATTTTGCCAGGATAGAAGAAATTAAACTGGTCATTTGCAGTAGCGTAAGCCCCGTAAAAACTGTACCCCTTGGCTTCTAAAGTAGCTGCAATCTGAGCATCGGTAACGGTGGGAGTAAATCCCGCTTGAGATTTAAACGCCGTTGTTATGCGACCGTTCGTACGACCGTTATCTATACATGCAATAACACCTAACGCAAACATCGCCAAAGCTAAAGTGTTGTAAACAGGTACAATACCATCAAAATTGTTGGCGAATACGATTGACGCGAAGTCGCTAGTAGAACCGTTTACAATCGCTTGTGCGTCAGTATCCCACGGAACATAAGCGTAACGTTGGTTTTGAGTTTGCACCCAGTTAGCGAATAGTGTTTTATTTGCCAAATCAGGTTCAAACATTGTAGTAAAATCAACCCAATTTTGAGTCACAGTTAAAATGCGATTCATTGCCACGCTTGGCGTATCTGCTACGATACCTTGAGATAATATCGCACCTGTAGCGCTTGTAAATTTTAAACCTGTCGCCAGTGTACCCGTAGCGTAAGTAATTGTGGAACTCGCACCAGTTGTAGCGCTTGTTAGAGTAAACGCACCTAAAACGGCATCCCACGTACATACTAAAGGTGCGCCCGTGAAAGCCGCAGCAATTGTAGTTGCAGCAGCACTAAAACTAGCCGCAGCCGCCAAATTGATTGTACTCGAAGTCTTAACAACACCGTCAACAGTAAGTATCAGTGTGCCAGTAAGCGCTTGAAGCTGTGTTAGTGCCATACCAGCTAGGGAACCTGAACGAACGAAAGCCGCACGATTACTAGCGGCATAAGGCGCGAAATATAATAAACCTGGTTTTAACGTACTGTTATCGTAACCAGCGAAATAATACTGTGACGCTGCATATTCAGGGCTAGATTCACCGAAATAGTCACCTGCGGCGTCAGCACTAACGAAAGAAGTTACGCCAGTTGAAGGAAGTAACAAGCTTTGCGTTACTACCAAACCGTTTAAAGCTAACGGGTTACCACCAGCACTTAAAACTCCTGGTTGCCCCGCTACAATATTACTTGCTGGTATTGTCATTATCATTTTCCTCTAGCTGATTATCGCTATTTTTAGTATAGCCGCTATTATCGTAAGGTTCAAATTCTATCATGTTAAATCCACGGGGGTATTAATGTTAGTTGATAAAGTATCGGCAGTTTCTTGAGGTACTGTTACAACAGGGTTAAATTGTAAGCTAACTGTAAATAACCATCGTGTAACGTATTGCTGTTCGCCTGATATTAACGGGCTTCGCATAGGTTCTGAAGTGTACAGTGGTTGAATGTTGGCTGGAAACTTACTACAAGCGTAAGGTGTTCTAAAAGCAGCTTCTAAAGCGGTAATGTAATTACAAGCATTAGGGCTATAAATATCAACCTGTATATCAATACGCTTACCACCTTTAATATCGGCGGTGCTTGCATCATATTCAGAATAAGGTTTATCAATATCAGCTTGAAGGATCTCAGTTAATTCTACAAAGTCGCTTTCTGGCATTGACGTGCGGTTTTGATCACCTCGGATAATTTCACAGTTAGGGGTGAACGGGTGAATAAAATCAGCTAACGTATCAATTATGGTATCTATAGGAATGCTTGAGGTGTACATATTTACTCCATTTGCAATACGATAGCAACTTTAGTCCACGTAGGCCAACTTTCAAGCACCTTTATTACTAGCCATACCTTACCGTCAATTTCCACAGTATCACCGCCTTTGGTATCGGGACGTATGACGCCAGCAAGTTGACCACGGCAATATAAAGCTCTTATAGTACCTTCGATATTTAAACCGTCAAGCTGCTTTAAGTCTTTACCGTCTAATGCTTGTAACTGAGCGTATCCTGTCACAGGTGGTGCGTATGTCGGTATTTGCTTACGACCTGCGCCAATCGTATAACCTGTGGATACATTAATTGTAACTAAGATGTTAGGATTTACCGAGGTTGTCGCACTGTTTGCGCTACTGCGAACGTTTATCATATTTTAACCTTATAAGTTACACTTCGTAACATTTGAGCTGTCCAAATTAACGGTTTTGCAGCGGTTCCAGTGGCACCCGTTTCACCTGCACGTACACGCCTAGCAGCTTCACCAACGCTCGCGCCCGTGATATCCCCAGGGTTACCCCAATACATCTTACGTAACATTAAAGTGACTGGTGATAACGCGGGAGCTGTCATATTACGAATTGAATCAACAACGTCAGCCTGCATTTCTTCACCAAGTAGCGATAAGGTTCTAAAACCATCATAATTAGTCGCACGTAATAGAGCTACAATTTCTTGACCCCATTCACGTTCTTTATTAACTACAGTTTTTCGCATAAACGGGCGTGCTGGTTGTTTACCACCCTTACCAAATTCGTTCCAGAATGCCACCATAACAACGCTAGTACCGTCAGGATAAGTGGCGTTACCCATAAACCCGACATCAACGTGACGATTAGACATTCTTCGCCCCATTTCAGCTAGTATTCGGGTCATGCGGTCACCACCACTTATGGTCATTTTTTAATACCTCGTTGGTTCTGGTATATAACGCATTGACCGCAAGTAACTTGTAGCTTGCCAGAAAGCAGCACCCCATTGAGTTTGCAGGAACCATGCTTCCGTACCCGTGGTAGCTCCCATGTCTAAGCTTACACTTACGCTACCTTCAGTTGCACTAGACACACGCCCGACGGCTTGTGATTGACCATCACTACTTAATAACCCCGTAAGTTGTGCTATATGTGCGGTAAGCATCCACAATAAGCTTGTTCTTTTAATAACATCTTGTACAGGCGAACAATCAGTATTATTTAAATACAAACCCGCGTCTTGAAAACAATAAGTAAGCGTTTGATCAGGAACATTAACAAACTGTGGATATCGAGCCTTAAACGCAGCAGGGTCAAAAGTAGCGATAGTCATTTTTAATTTTCCATAGTTTTAATGCCGTGGGAGTTTGGTTCTGTTCTTTCAAACCCAGTTTTAGACGATTCAAACTCTCTATAAATGTTTTCAGCATCTTTAGCGTTTTTAATCACAAAGATAGAACCGTTTTCATAAGCAGAAAATTTATTATTAACGCTTACCCACATATCCCAAAAATCTTTAGATATTTCAGTTGTAACGTAAGTTGCACCAATAATCGCAGCTTTATTTAAACCATTTAACGTCACGGTATCTGTTTTATCAAGCGGATTTTCTAAAATTAAACCGCCAGGTAAACGTGAACCAATTGAGATTTTATCAGCCATTTTTAGTACCCTTCTTTGTACGTTTAGCAACTTCAGGTTCTGGAGCAACTTCAGGTGCGATAGGTAACTCTAAACTTTTATCGCTACCCGCATAATCAATAAACTGAAGTGCTCCAGTTTGCAAGGAAATAAAATTAGGGTTATTTTTTACCCAACCGTCCCATATTTTACGGTCTACATTTGTATATATATCGGTTAAACCTGGGGCAGCTTCGTTAACACCTTTTATTACTGCGGTTTGCCCTTCGTGCTCAATTTTTAAACCGTTTGATAATGTACAGCGGATTACCGCTACTTCTTTTGACATTTTTAAACCTTTCGAAAGGTGACGAGTGCGTTAAATTTAAGTGTAGTGTGAATATATCCACAGGTCAAGCTTAAATAAAGTTGACGGGTTAGTCAAGTATTGTTATATTTAAATTATAAATTGTTTAGGGGTACTTGTAATGAACAACGTATGCAAGAAAACAAATAAAGAAGTTGAACCGGGTAGCTATTGGCACACAATGTATCTTGCTGAAAAAGCACGTGCTGAAGATGCCGAAAAAGAACTTAAAAGGATTAGTGATATTTTAGCTGCTAAATATGGAATTAATACGGAGAGTTTATAAAATGGATAAGATTAATACTGTTGAATACTGGCAAAATAAATACGCTGAAGAAAAACGACGCGCTGACGATTTACAAAAACAAGTTGATCAATTCAATACAGATATTGCAAGTTTTAACACTTACCTTAGCGGTGTATATAAACCGTTAGAATTTTCAAAAGAAGTTGAAGAGTTACTTAAAAACGCGCCACCTTCAGCAGAAGATTTATTACGTCAATTACTTTCAAAATTCACTATAGATACTAATGAGAGTTCATTTTTTCCAGGCATAAACGTTTCTTTTAGAGAAGATGTAACTATTGCCGATTTATTAGGTGAAGATTTTGAAGTTTTATTATTACCATACTTAAATGAAGATGATGCTAAAAGATTACAAACCGTCATTGACAAACGCAACGCAACCAATAATACTTAAAATTCCTAAGCTGGTATAGATTTTTACTCACTCAAAAAATAAAGGTTAATATCATGCTGAGCTAACTAAATAACCCCCTTACGGGGGTTTTCTTATTTATATGATTGAAAATAGATTGAATATAGTTTTAGCAACGTCTTGGTATCCCACTGGTTTAGGATGTATCGTGGTATCACCGTACCATGCAATCCCTAATGGGTCGGGGGATTGCCATTTTTGCCAGACGTCAACTAAAGCTACTCCAAATTGAAGTGAAGTATTATAGTAACATTGAATATACTGATTCTGCACAGCCGTAGGGATTAGAGAGTTAGCCGTAGGTACGGGAGTTACTAAAATTACATCAGTACCTTGAGTCAATAATTGTAAAACTAAAGCGTTCAAATTAGCTTGAAACGCTACAACCGAACTACCCTGTAACCAATCATTAATACCCAAATTAATGATAACAAAATTAGGTTTAACTGTAGCTTGCTCTAAAGTTACGTTAGCATTCCAATTATTTGCCCGATCTAAGAAATAATCGAGTTTTCTACCGCCAACACCGCAGTTTAATAAGTTAACCGATTTAGCGGTATTGTTATAAGCCGACATCCCTACAATCGCAAGTGTATTACCATTAGCATTATTTTTTTGCACTGTCCAAACGTTGCTAATGAGCGAAGGTGCAACAGCGGTCGCCTTTCTCACTTGATATGTAGCCGTGGCAACAACAGTACCTCCTGAAGCAGCCGCTACAGTACCATCAACCCCGGTTTTAATAGAAATAGCATCATAAGTGACCGCGGGAGCACCGTCCAAATAGTAAACATCACAAGTGTCCGTAGGAACTGTAGGGGTAAAAGTTATCGCATTCACGTTACTATTATTACGATACAGACTACCCCCAATGCCACCTTGGATGAAAATTCCCCAACCTGCACCTAAAGCTACCCTAGGATCAATTACAGGCAATGTAGTACCTTGCTGGTCAGCACCAGCAGAACCCATCCAATTTTCAGAATTAGCGAGTATCCCAACACCGTTTAATAAATCTTTAAGTCGTGTCACGTATGAGTTAGGTTTCATTGCCGCAATGCTACCGCTGGAACCTTGCGTTGTGGAATCACCCAAGAACATCCCAAAACATGTGGTAATTCCGATTTTAGCGTTACTTAACGCAAGCCTTAGGTTTTTATAATTATTGGGGATGTAGTTATAAATGAAATTTTTATTAGTCAGGTTTGATATGTCAACAGGATTATTAACCATCGGGTTATCAGAAACATCTTGATAGCTGAGCAATCTAATATCCCCATCAACAACAGGCTCATAATTAATGTAGCTTGCATACCACGATTGCCACAGGTCAGCATCTATCTGAGTAGTTGTACCGGCTTTCAAAATTGCAGTTTTATTGATCGCGTTAATTTGTAAGTCTGTAGTTAAACTTGAAGAAACGTTAGCTTTTAAAGTCATGAAAAACTCCTCTAATGTGGATGAGTTAGAGGAGTTAACGTTAACTCCTCGTTACTTTTATTAAATACCCAACATTTGAGCAATTAAGAACGGTCTATAAATAATCGTACCCCAAGTCCCTTGCGACTTCTTCTGCTTCCAGTTAGACGACCCTACAACGATTGGGTGAGCACGCATTTTTTCAGTAAACGCAGTATCCGCAGTACGTTGACCACCAACCTCATCAACGATTAACTGCATTAACTGCCCTGAAGGGGTCGCATACTCAGGCGCTGTTTTAATCGTTAAATTAGGGAAATTCTTTTTCAAAAGATCCGTTACGTTAACGTTAAATTGCGTAGTACCTGTAAGCGCGACTTCAGCAGTGGGTGACATTGCAAGCGTCATTTTACTTTGTAGCGTCACTAAGCCGTTGGCTTGAGCCTGAAGTTGTCCGAATAACTTTACGATATCCGCATAAACTTCAAGTGCTGTAGCGACACCCCAAGTAGTACCACCAGCCGCTTTAAGTGTCGGTGTAACAGCAGGTAATAACGCAGGGTCATTAAGCAACCCGTAGTTCTGCATGTTTGCAACACCATAAAAATAACTCTTGTTTTGAAACTTGTTAAGAGTTAAAGCGCTTGCGATATTCAAACGGTTAGCCAAATCAATTTTAGCTAAACCTGCCATTTCTAATTCACGCTCACCCCATTGGGTAAAAGTCTCGTAGTGGTAACTTTGACGATGCGGAAAATTCGTATTAACTCCAGAATTACCGTTTTCGCTGTAATCACCGTAAGACGACGTTTCACCCGTGTATTCAACTACAGGAAATACTGTGGTCAAAGTCGTCCAATCACCTTTTTTAACTTCTTCACCCACAATTAATGTAGCATTCATAGGTGATACGAGCACTTCAATAAACTTAGGGTCAATGTAAGTAGTCAGAAACGCAGGAATACCGCTATTACTTACAGTGACTAAGCCTGGTTGAGCATCTTGAGCAATCAAAAAGTTACTCGCAACATCTTCTGCTTGAAGTTCAACTTGCGGGTGTCCCATTACGACAATACCCGCCTTGAGCATTAATTTCATTAAATCATTCATATTATTAACTCCAACGGGTAATTTTAACTAATTCACCAACAGCAGCAGAGCCGGCAGCTTTCCAGTCTGTTAGAACACCACCAACAGTTGTTAATGCTGTACTTGCGGCATAAGCACTACCATTATTACTAATCCTGTACATGCCAGCACCACCTGTAATACCTGTATTCTGACTGACGATGACGCTATTAGCAGGAATACCTGTACCAGTGACAGGGACACCAGGTTTTAAAGTACCTGAACCTACAGCAGTAACGTTAATAATGTTGCCAAATGTGGTTACAGTACCGCTCGCAGTGTACGCTGTAACTGGAGTGCTCAAACGATAAGTACCAACACCACCCGCTGTACCTGTAAGCTGTGCAGAAATGACCCCACCTGTAGCTAAACTGACCGTATCACCTGCACTAACGTAACCACCACCCAACACCGTGACGTTCAATACAGTACCGAAAGCAGTAACTGTAGCTGCGGAAGCTGTTGTGGCAACGCTAGTTGTATAAACACCAGCACCACCAGTAGTACCGCTAACTTGCCCTGTAATAGTAGTACCTGCGGGTACGCCTACGCCAGAAATGGTATCACCGATACTAATTAAACCTGTCACCGAGGTTGTAGTAAGATTAAGACCACTACCCGTAGCAGTAAATGTCGCACCTACTGTGGATGTAGTCGTTGCACCTAAGCTACCTGTAGCCGTTGCGCCTACTGGAGGTGAACCGAAAAGAATCGAGCCGTCAGAGTAATCTGCATATACAGGCATATCTCGAACGGGCGCAACGCTTCCAGCCACTAACGCCCAAAAATCACCGCGATTATGTAAAGTGACAGGGTTACCTTCGCGAACTAAAGTTGTCGCTTCACCTAAAAACGCGGTGATAATCCCTTGTTGCTCACGGTGTACAAAGCCGTCAGGTTGTCTGTTATAAGTACCGTAACTGCGCGTCGTAATGTTATCAGGAGCCACCCATGCGAAACGTCCGATAAATACACCACCCGAGCCAGTCACTAACCCACCTTCGGTGCTTAAAACTGACGTCCGAACGTTTGCACTAGCAAAATCACCCGCTACGCCTGGTGCTTGATAAGTATTAACTTGTCTTTGAAAAGGCATTTTCTTACCCCTGTTTCATATGTTTAATTGATGGAAGCTTAACGACGCTCGCACTATCTTTAGCCACTACCTGTTTACTTTGAGTTTGACTATGAGCAACTTTAAATAGGGCTTTAAGCGCTACAGGATCTTTAACCCCTTCGTGGTCTACTTTCATTTGCTTCAACGCAAACTCATAGACTGCGGCAGCGTCCATGGCTAGATCTACATCGCCTACAACGGGTCGTACTGTACGTCTTGCATCTTCAGCCTGTAGCATACTGTCGCGCATTGAATCCATTGCAGCTTTAACGTCTTCTTTTTTCACTTTCTCATCCTCATCGTATTCATCAGAAGCAACGGGGGTAAGTAACGCTAAGATTGCTGCGATTGTTTCTTCATCCACTTTACCGCCAAGTAACGAGCGAACTTTACCATCAGGCGTATCGTCAGTTGCGACCTCATCTGTCTGAAGTTCTACAATCGCCTCTACAATTTCTTCTAGAATGTTAGAATCTAGATCAGCATCCATCGCTTGAAGTTTTTTAAGAGTTTCTTTCTTATTGAAGGTTTTCTTAGATGCTAATCCAACAAGTTGCGGTAACGCCTCATCAGCCGCAAGTTTAGGGGATAATGCACCAAGCGCAGCAATAAGAGCGATACCTAATTTGCTCTTTTTCATAGCATCTTTCCTTATCATCGTAACGGGTTTACTGTCGGAAACTATAACATCACTACCAGCCCTACCGACCTTTACTTGAGCCAGGTGATTACCTACCAAATTCGTCATGCGACCGTCATACGGAACTTCGCCAAATACACCAGGTTCCATAACAGCGTCATAATAATAAGAGCATGAAAGCTCTTTAATTTCCTCGGTTTCTATACCAACTATAGCGTCATTTCGCCAAAACGACAAATTAGCCTCTAGGTAAGGCTCATTAAATTCCACATTGCTACCGATTGTGCCTACAATTAACTCTACCGGTAGTTCTTCAGAAGTAACTCTAATATGTTTAGATAATATAGGTTTACCCGCAAATGTGGAAGCGGCCTTAAGTAACTCATCGGCAGGTCGTAACAATTGGTATACTTTATCAGCACTTAAGCCAAGCTCTTGCCAGTTTGGTATCTCTTTACCGTAATATGGGTTTACTGTAGCTTTACTGATTCTACATTTTGCTACATGAAGCATCCCGTCTTTATCGACGTTTCTAGCGCTCTTATCTAAAGCAAGTTTATCTTTCATATCGGAAGTACTCCCCTCCATGTGCAACGACATCTAATTTTTTCACCAGGTAAAATATACTCACCGTCAATTAGACAACCTTTAGTTAACTCAAATTCTTTACCATTTGCGGCAACATGAGAAGCTCTAGGTTCTTTACCAGCATGTGAATGTTGCCAAATACCTTTAGTTATACCTAAGTCTAATTGACGTGTTCTAATTACAACCGCGTTAGCTTTGTTAGATTGATCATATGCGATTAACTCGGCGCGTCTTTGAGTAACACCGCCAATTTTCTTAATACCTTCAACCATCGTTTTTAAATCCCGACCTACCGAAAATGCTCGCATTACTTCACCTTCAACTTGCTGTAAATACTGTTGAGGTATCGACTTAATTAGAGATATATTTTCAGTAATTATAGCTTCTAAACTTTGCTTCATACTCGCAGTCAACTTAAATTCAACTGAGAGCCCCATATTTTTTAAAGCTGACTTTAAAGCAACGTCACTACTAGTTTTAATAGCTTTAGCGTATAACTCAGCAATTTTAGGTGCCGCTTCATTAAACCGAGTTTCCCAACGTTTACGTAAATCTTTCAATATACGTTTGATATTATTAACGGGTGAAGCGTCATGAGCTAAAATAGGTTCATCAGCTACAGAGACCCAATACTCACAAGATCGCGACATTTCTTTTATAAGCGATTTAAGTTTATTGCGGTATTTTACCTCAACGCCCTTATTCGCGCTTATTGTTGGTATCGTTTTCTTTTTCTTCATTATCTTCACCCTCATCTTCTAAAGCTTCAGGTATTTTAGTTACGTCGATACCGTTAAAACCGCTATTTTTATTATGTGCTAAATTTTCCCTCGCTTCCTCTTGACTTATAACTTGAGCTGTTACGTAACTTGTAATGCTCGCAGCATCTTTAGCCCTAACTTCTGCTTTTTCTACTTCAGTTAATTGCCCCAACGGTCTAAATTTAAAATCAATGCTAGGATCAATTTCACCCCATAAATTTAATTGAGCTAGCTTTAATATAGTTTCTATAGGTTTGCGCCAAAAGGCTTTTTGTTGTGAAGCAATCCAATCGTAAAAGACTCTTATTTCACTATCGGAACTAGCATTTAAACCACCTGGGCTAATACCTGTGAGTATGATTGCTGGCATTCTGGAAACTGAGCACATATGCTCTTGTGCTTGCGCCTGAAGCGCATCTAAGCCACTTAAAGGAACATTTTGTTGTACAAGTTCTTCAGTATCTTTATCAAGTAGCATCAGCCCTTTATTTGACCGCATTAATGTAAATAACTTTGCGCGTGCAAATAAATTATCACCGTTGTCAGCACCCATTATAGTCTGACTCATCGCAGTCTTTAGACCTGTAGTGCTGAAGTTATTCACTAAATCGGCAACTGATTGCTGAGTACGTAACCAGTTATCAACGTAACGCTCGGCTAATTGATAAAGACTGATACCGCCAAAGTTAAATGCGGGTTTTAAAATATCTGACAATTCATTAGTTACTACATTTAATAAACGACTTGAATCAACTTTCTTACCCATCACATACCAGTTAGACGGCTTGTAAAAATCGGGTGAAAGTGGGTCAAGTGAATTATAAGCCGATGGGGTCATCCAAGTAGCTTCCACATTGCAAATGCGCCTAAAGCTACCCTGTTTAACCGTCTTTGCATTAATAATTAACGGTACTTCTCGATCATTTCCGACATCTAAAAAGATATTAGACATACCTTGAGAGGCATCTAACTCAACAGCTCTACGAATAACGTTTTGCACATTAAGTCGTTGGAACTCTTCTTCAATTTCTGTAAGTTTCTTAGAAACTGATTCATCAGAGTTACTACTAACAAATTCAATCCATTCTCGGGTCATTTCACCACTTAAAGCATTTGACATCGCTCTAAATTCTGCGCGTGTCCCAAGTTGCGCTAGGTATTGATAACCAGGAAAGCCAGCGCCAGGATGTAAGCCATTTAGGTAATTGCAATAATCACCCCCGAAAGCGTAATCCATAGCTAATACGGGTGCTGTAGCGCCCTCAGGCACCACCCCAGGTAAGAACTTTAACCGTTGAAACGGATAGAAATATGGATCCCTATCGGCAACTTGCAATTCTGCTTTATTCGCTGCTAACTTCAATCCGTTTGTCATAGTTTCTTCAGTCATCAATAACCCCTCATAGCCCTAAGTAACGCTTCTTCACTAATCGCTAATATACCAAACAACGGATACAAATGTTTTAACGCTTGTGTTGTAGCGTCAACTTGATCGTCATGTGCCGCCGTAGGAAACGTTACCAACTCAGCGATATATTGAACAACCCACGGTGCAATATCTTTATGGGGTAGGAACACGTTGCCTGCTTCCCACGGTGAAGTCACCGCATGTGCTCTAGCCTGTTTAGATTCTGTAGGAACTACCGCAATTAAGCAAGGTACAACCTTTTTAAGTACGTCAATAATTGCAGCACCATTAGCTTTTTCTTCAATCAGTATTTCGTTAGCACCCCACTTCTTACGTAACTTAACGACACTTTCGACTGTTTTAGTAAAGCTCATGCGTTCGCGTATTTGATCAAGTAAGTAACTGTTAGCCCCACGCTTACCCCACACTTGCCCAACGACATAATCGGTACCGTCAGTATCTTTAAAAGTACAATCCCATGAGTGAATAATTTTATCGAATTTAGCGGGCAAGTCTTTAGGTAAGTAGTATTGCGCGAACTCTTCTTTAAAAATATTACCGTCGATATTTTTAGGTGATTGCTGGTAAATTGCTGACCACCAGTAATTACTTAAAAGCTTCTTAGTCTCTTTCAGTTTCGTTAATGAGTGTAATTGCGGTACTAAAGCACCTTCAGATAAATCGCGATTATAACCAACTTCATCAGGTGAGTTAATTGCAGGAAACTTAAGCACAATTAATCGAGGATCACCTTTAAACTCGGCGATAATGCGACCAAGTAAATCATCCTCAGCCCACTGAGTAGCCATTATTATCTGACCACTACATTCACTCATGCGCGTTGTGAATACCGTCTGGTACCAATCCCAATGGGATTTTTTAGTAGTTTCTGATAATGCTTCCTGCTGATTCTTTATCGGGTCATCAATAATACCAATATCTAAGGGTCGTCCTGTAAACCCAGCACCAATACCGCGCCCGATGTAACCACCTGAACCATTAGGATTATTAAATTCGTCAGTACGGTTAACGTCGTATTTAGTATTACGATTCTTAAGTAAAGGAAATAACCGCAAGTGCTCAGGACTAGCAATTGTACGCCTGACATCTTTAGCGAAAGATTGAACCAGGTCATCAGCGTAACTTGCCGCGCCTACTTTCCAATCCGGAAATTTACCTTGTATGTAAGCAGGCAGCTTACGAGAAACTATTTCGCTATTATGAGTTGGTATCATAGTGCGACCAACTCTATAAATACCATCATCAGCTTCAACTTGGATACAATTACCTTGCTTACCCCAATCACCTAAAGTAATTGATTTAATTGCTATTTTACGTTTTGGTGTAAGTATCTTTATTTTTTTACGTTCTAACCTGCAAGGTATATCCACATTGGGATTAAACCCAATTACGTAATATTCTTTTTTACCTTGAATACCGCTTGAAGATAACTTAGGTTGCTCTTTAACTAAAGTATACCTCCAGCCGAAAGTTGATATTAAATCGCAAAACGAATCAGCTAAATCTTTTTCGGCAGTAGTAAATACACAACGTCCGTTTTTTTGATAAACGTAGCCGTCAGTATCTATTAGCCCTGCAAGTAATTCTAACCTTTGAGTAATTGAAGCAGTCAGGTATACATCAGGTATACGTTTAGCTTTCCAGTCACCTTGATATGAATGTAAGTTAGCTTTTTTTAAATCAGCCCATAATTTATCAAAAGAATAACTATAAACACCCGTATCTTTATGTATCCATACGCTACGTAAAGGATACCCATCATTAATGATACTAAAAATTATATCTAAATCATATTTGTCACCGCTTATAACAGGTTTTACTCTAGTGCCATCACCTAACCACACACCTAAAGTATAAGGTTTAATTGGTAATTCAATATCATTGTTAATAATTGGTGTTACGTCAGGTAATTGGTAAACATATCTAGATCCGCGCTCACCTACAGTACCTAAAAATAATGCATTTTCCCTTTTGTTATCTTTACCTAACTTAAGCATATCTTGTGTTGAAATAACAACATTACGTTTTTTATCTCTACTGTAGACTTCCCATAAATGATTACGATGACAATAAATAATCTCACCGTTAGTAAATTCAACTTTACAATCAGATACGCTTTTTTCAGATAAAGCTACTATTCGAGTGGGGTTACCGTCTTTACCATAAACATAATCATTTACTTCAAGTTGACCGTGAGTTTTCCAACCTTTTGTTGTTAAAACGTCAATATCATCTGCTATCTGCTTACCGTGCTGCGGGGGGGCGCATAAAACCAATATAGGTCTAATGCCAGCCTGAACTTGTGATAAAAATAAATCAATGGACGCACAAACAACTTCCGAAAATACAGAAGTCTTATAATTTGGGTTTGTATAGTTAACATAAGCCGCTAGGCTACTCTTAGCAGCCCGACGTCTTAATAGTTCACTAGCAGCTTCACTGGGGGTTATCACGCGCTTGTGCCGCTATTGTTAATAGTTCTTCATCGGTCATATCTTCTGCACCCTTCGTAATGCCTAAATTGCCCGTTATATGCTGGTGGTCAACAAACATACCTAAATACTTCGCCATACTATCTGTAGCTTTATCTTTATCTCGGAAATTAATTTTAATAGCCCCGTCAGATTTAGCCTCAATTGAGCTAATTGCTTTGCGTACTGAAGCTGGCAATTTATCAAATGATTCCACAAATACTTTTTCTTCTCCTACACCACCACATTCAGTACATGAAGTAACTGGGAGTGCCCAGGGGTTAAACCCAAAACCACCTTTAATGTCGGGCTCTATTTGTTTCTTCTTATCAGGATTACACATAGCGCGTTCATAACTAGCAGCATACTCTTGATTACTCCATTGGTACTTGTGACCTACGCCATTACAGTAACGGCAGTTAACACGTCGTACTTGCATGGCCTGATTTACATCAGCGTTCTTTATGTCGTACCAATCTTTTAAAATACTTTCTTTAGTAATCATAGCAGCCGCAGCAAGCTCTTGCTTACGACATTTAAGCAAAGTCTGACCTTCTACTGACGAAAGTATCTGACGGGCTTCCTGGTCGTCTATACCCTCTTCAATCGCTGCTTTCCGAACGTCATTTAATCGAGCATACGTAAATATAAATTTTATGTGCTGTGCTTCCACAATATCACCTCGTTTTATGTGCTTCTATTATTACATAATTAACGGTTTTTACAAATAATCATTAAATTTTAACCCTAGAAGTAAAATACTACCTATGTAATTCCTTCAAGTAGCCGTAAATACTGAGAGTTACTTCTATATAGTTAGTATAGGGTGTAAATTCTACACTCTAAAAATCCGTGGTACAGTCTAGATGTCTTTTACTATGATTGACATATTGTTAAACTATATATATCCACAGCTATTAGTATGCGTTTATTTTTAGAGTGTAGAATTTACTACAGTAGGCTACTAGTTTAAGTAACACCCTTTAAGTATTAGTGCTTCACGGGGGTCGATAGGGAGTAACTATAAGTAACAAAAATTTGCATAATTTGCTATAATTTACTATAATTGAAATCTAACTTCTCCGTTAACTTAACTAAGTTACTAATCTATAAAGAAGTCAATCATTGAATACTGTAGTTATCTATAACTTAAAAAGGTATATTGATCATGAAAACGGTAAGAAAATTACTTTCATCAACGCCAAGTAACGCTTATATAACTCTAAGGGTTCTTAATCATCTTATAGATGAAGGTTATGCTGATAATGAAGTCTATGCTACATCAGGCTCAACTTCATCTATTATTAAAACTGTTAACGAATTAGCTTTAAATAAGAAATATCCTAAATATATAATTAAAGGTGCAAAGCTTAACTACAACTTTAAAATGTATGTAGTTATTACAAGTAATCAACTTGAAACTGATTTAACAATCCATTCACTCAATGAACCTAAAATGAAAGAGTCGGAAGTATTAAGTGATAAGAAAATAATGGTTGAAAGTGTACTTGCTATACCAGCCTATAATTTAAAAGGAAAAATTGCGTTACTTCAAAGCAGGCTCGACTTAATTTCCGATGTGGATTTAATTACAAAACTTTGTTTGCAACCATCACAACAAACTATTGATGAAGTCATTGAAGACTTAGACCCGTTACCTAAACTTACCGAAGTTAATCCGGGTAGAAATGCGCAGATTGGCATGTTGGTGGACAATTACGCTAATGAATTTGAAGACTTAT